CTGTCTGTATCCTTCACGTAGGATCACAAACTGGATACCGGCATTCTTAACCTTGGCAAAATCCACCTTGCCTTGCCATACCGATATGTCTATGCCGTTTAGAGTCTGCATCGTACATCACTCCTCCTCTTCGTCTGTGATATACTCAATCTCTTGATCAACTGATGTACCAGCATTTGCATTGTCTGCCAGTCCTTCGCCGATTACATAACCGATAACAGTTGCGCCGGCCATAATCAATGCTGCAATCTGAGCTGCCTTGTTTTCTGTGCCTCCTGTTGCAACGATCATCATGCTAACAAAAGATGCAACACTTAGCCACAGCTTTCTACTGGTCAACTTTCTTGCCCAATCAATGTTTTTCATTTTGCAATTCCTCCTGTGTCGTTATTTCGTTTGGATGTGCCCAGATACGTCTTCCGTCATCTGTACTATCATTGCTGTTGAACAATGCTAATCCATACAGCTTTGTTTTTACACCATCAGACATAACCTTCGGCACATCTACAACAGTTGCTTTGATATACACTGTATCGCCTACTTTGTACTCAGTCATATCTTGCCTCTGCCTTTCTACCTCTTAACACTCCATAACCGTTACGACTGTTGAACTCTCTGTCCTTCAAGTCTGCAACCGTTACAGTGTCCAGTGCATACCATATTGCACTGAATGTGTGAGGATCAATATTGAACTCATCGTACACTGCATTTCCCTTAGCATCCTTTTTGTATGTAAGGTCATGCAACTCTCTCCACGTGTTCTTACACCGTGGACTTACTACGATCTTTTTGAATCGTTTGATCTTCCTCGTATTACTTAATCTGGAGCCGTGGAACTTGTTTCTGCAGGCCCTTATTGGATAACCGCATTGACGATAATAGCTGATTGCTTTTGGGTCTTCATTATCTGCCACTATCATCTTGTTATGTCCTGCAGCCTGCATTGCAAGCAATCTGTCTTTCAGTTCTTGCATCTCTTCCAACTGGGCCATCTTGTCGTCAGTAACATGATTGATGTAAATCTCGTCACAGATATACAAGATACCCAACTTCTGATCAACCGACATACATACCACTGCGTTGAACGACTCTTCAAAACCAAAGTCAAAACCGAAGTACATATTGTCCTGACCAAGTGCCTCAACCTCTCGTTTGAACTTCCCTGCATTAGCTGCAAGTCCAATCTGAGGAAGCACTCTCGTTCCTGTTGCTCCAAACTTGCCCCATCTTGCAACAAGCCATAACTGTGGATCATACTCTCTTAGTTTGTCCAGACGTCTCAAGTAAGCTATCGGCAACCAAGGATTGTCTTCCGGAATGCTGTGATGATAATAGATACCATCATGCACTAAGCATCCACGTTCATAGAACTTCTCCGGATCAACAACTACATGCTCATCACCATCATCATCCAACCGAACAAAGAAGTATCTGTATACCCAGTTCTCTTTGCCTACTGGATTGCAACTGAGGATGAAATGTAAGCTGACCTTTGGTGTTCTGATACGACCGAGCAACTCATTGTAACTACTGTATGCCATTTCGGAACACTCCTCAAGCCATACGATTGATACATTGTTGATTGACTTTACTTTTTCGACCTTGTCCAGTCCCTTGAATATGATCTTGCTCCTGTTGTGAAACAAGAACCGTAAAGGACTCTTCAATGCCAACACTTTGTTTCTGTCTCTTCGGTACTCTCTTACATCCTCTGTCAGCAGGCCCATGTCATCCAATATCTCTTTGAACAAGTCGTAGCAACTGTCTTGGATTGTATCGTACACCTGTCTACAGACCATTGCTGTCCTCGTCTCCTCCATCACTTTGAGGATGATCTTGAATGCTATGTGATAGCTCTTGCCTGATCCATAACCACCCAACAACAAGTACTGCTCATAGTCCCAATTGAACAGGAAGTCTTCAAACGCTGGCGCAACCTTCTTCGTTATCTTCATTGCACCTCACCTCACTCGTCTTCTTCTGTCCAATCATCAGGCCAGTAGTCTATACTGTCTGGGTCGTTGCTTACACCACTGTCGACTGTAGCACTGTCGTGCGTACTCTTACTGTGCTTGTGCTTCTGCGGTGTAGTGACACGTTCAATTTTGTCTTCGTCATCTAACTGAATTTCAGTGTCCGCTTTTTTGTTTGCCATCTTGGCTCTCTTTTGTGCCTCTCTCTTCTCGTCCTGTGTTGCTTTTCTAATGCTTACTGACTGATTGACCTCATCTTGCCAGTCTTCATCTACCTCACTCTCAACACCAGTACGAACTGATTGACCACTGCCAGACTCGGCCAACTCTTGCTCTCTGCTTCCTGCCCTCTCAATCGTTATCTTGATGTCGTTGTCTTCATCCATTGCATCAAGTAAACTCTGTCCACGCACACTCTCTGGTTTCCACTTCTTTGGCTGTCTGTTGTACAACCACACTTTACATGCCTGAACATTTGGAGCAGCTTCTGCAGTCGTTACCTCTTTGATCTGCTCAACCGCAACACCATTGCGAATTGTTGTTGTCACTTTGACTTCCTTAGTCTTGTAGCCGAGTGCAGC